ACAATTCCACAGTTGAGAGTGGCTTCGCAGACGACAACGCCGCTAAGACTTTGGCAACAACCATTGAAAGAGATTTTACTTCTCAAACTACTAAGTCCTATAAAGTAACGGCTATTGACAACGGGGGTAGCAGTGATGTAACTATTTCTAGTAGTCCTCATACATACAGGTGGTACTTTAAAGTTAAGACAGGTGCTAGCACAACAGAGAGTATTTCTAGCAACCAGGATGCACAGACCTTATTTGATGCAATCACCTCTCCATACGACAGCCTAACCGCTCAGGGTGACTTCACAGTCACAGCTAATGCGGCCATGGACAACAACAGTAACTACACCTGGATAATTTATCCAAACGCTTGGGGAACACCTAATCAAATACTACTTGATGGTCAATTCAATATACTGAACGGAAACGATCTGAATGACCCTACCACCTTGGTCACTTACGACATTACAAATGACTATGGTGTTACCACTACTTATCGTTTTTACAGATCAAAGTTCAAGGGGGCCTTTGATGTCAATCAAACCATAAAAGTAGACTTCTGATGCCAATTTTTCCAGGACCAGTATCTCATAATAACGCGGATGCCCCTATTGTTGACGGTACAGAGAATCAAATCATTGGATTTGGATTTTTCTCTAGCATATCAGCAAGAAACCAATTGTCTACGCTTTTGCAGACAACTGGCTACTTAGCTATTGTTGGTTCAACGCCTTACGTATATAACGGTGGTGGCTGGACTACTGAAAGTAACTGGACTGAAATAGGAGGGGGTACAGGCTCTGGCATACAAAATGTCCATGAAGATGCATCTCCACAGCTTGGGGGCAACCTTGACGTTCACTACGACGGAACAACGAGATCGATAATCAACTCAAACAGCGGAGACGATATTCAGTTTACACCAACTGGAACTGGTCGCATCAACCTAGATGGGCTTGTAGAGTTCAAGCAGTTTGATCCAACTTCCCCTCCAACTGCCTTTGCTGGAGGTATGTACGCAGACACGGATGACAACCTCTATTTCGGCGTTTCTACGGAATAGAATTATTGATTTATATTTGTAGCAAATAAAAAAATACAAAGATGGCAGTATGGAAAAAAGTCTTGTTAGAGGGTACCGACCTTGCTACAAGCGATGTCGATAACAACTTTATTAATGTTAGTGATGGAACCACAAACACCGACATAACCCTTGGCTCAGCGATTACGTTTGCGGCAACTGGTTCTGCGTCGGTAGATGAAAGTTCAGGGACAATTACTATTGGGTCAACTGGAGAGGCTAACGAATTTTCTTTTAAGACCATCTCTATCAGCGGGATGGATGCAGCACAGTCTGATATCGTTGCTGACAGCACTACTGACACTCTTAATCTTACGGCTCAAAACGGTGTCATCTCACTCACCAATGGAAGCACTTCCTCTGGAGCGAATGACAACTTGCAAGTTGGAATCATAAACGGAGGTATTGGCACCACCCAGCTTGCAGACGACTCTGTAACCACAGCCAAAATAAACACGCAAGCTGTTACTTTTAACAAGCTTGGCACTGGCATGGTGATCGATTCATCCGACAATAGCGGTTCGGGTATTGTGGATGACGGCACGGGAGACGATGATTCTCATATTGCTACTGTAAAAGCTATAACCGATTACGTAACTTCAGCTGTAGCTGCTAGCGGCGTTACGTCTTTCACTGCTGGTGACGGTCTCACGGAGGATGGAAACGACACTACTGGAGAGCTTACTGTAAACCTTGATGCCGCTCTGACTACTGTCACAAGCGTCAAGAACGCAGCCCTCCTCGTTGGTCGTGACAACGACAACTTGATTGATTTTGCTTCTGTAGATAACAACGTTATTTTCAAAGTTGGTGGAGCGAACCAGGTTAAAATGACGGATGGCACGTTTGAGCCAAACTCTAACAACGACGTTGACCTCGGTACAAGCAGCAGGAGTTTTAAAGATTCTTTCTTCGCTGGAACCACAACCACCGATACTCTCGCTGTCGGTGCTAACGCTACAGTTGGGGGCAATTTGACCGTAGATGGTAACTTGCAAGTAGATGGTACTCAAACGATCCTCAATACTGAGACTCTCACTGTTGACGACGACATCATTGTTATCAACGACAACGCTGCACAGATTACAGCGCAAGGCGGTTTCGAATTAAAGACAAACACTTCAACGAAGTCTGCTATTCTTTGGAACGCAGCGGCAGGGACTAAGCTTACTGGATGGGTGGCTTCTCCGTCGGGTGCCGCAAACGACCTTACTAATTACATATCTGTCATGGAATTTAGCGATAACTCTACTGCACCCACATCTGGTGATAATGCTGCTGGAGTTGGTAGTTTCCACTACGACACTGGTAATGATAAGCTTTACATCAGAACTTCTTAATGGGAATTCTTAGCAAGGGCAAGGCTGTCGGTGGCGTTACCACAGACACCTTGACCCAGCAAGAGCTTACGTTTATCTTAAAGTCCCTTCACGATGGCACTTTTGAAGGAAAAGACGTACTTTTGCTGGCAGACGTAGTAACTAAGCTTCAGAATCAACTGAAGGCTAAATAATTTCAAACCTTAATTAAATTCAAATGAAATTAGAAATCAACGAAGTTTACTTCCTCAACGAAGTAGTAAAGGCAGCTAGCATCAAGGCCGCAGATGCTCCAACAGTATCCGCCTTGATGACCAAACTAGAGAAAGAGTTTACTCGACTTCAGAAACTGGAAGAAAAGAAAGCGTAAGCTGTAGATGGCGACCTGGAAGAAAATATTGTTAGAGGGTGATGCAGTAACTGAAAACCTTGCGACTGACAATCTCACTCAGTCAAG